CCGAGCCAATTCCAACATTTCCAACTTGAAAGTTGAACAAGCTACCGCGTAAGTAGAAAGGAACATCGGCTGAATTTGCATCATTGCGCGTGTTGATTTGCACCGCACTAGAATCCGCTCGTACCCGTAAGTTTTGGTTTGTAGCGACCTTTACTTGAAAAGTCTGGTCTGGCACTATGCCTATTCCAACATTTCCAGCTGTCCTCAGTTCTCCTGTTATACCAACATCACCGTTAACTGTAAGCAAAGCCTGAGGACTGTTCGTTCCAACTCCAAGCTTGCCATTTGGCACTTGAACACTACCATCACGGCCCCAAATCATCACATCTCCTATAAATGAGTGATGAAGAATAATGGGGTCTTGCGAACCGTGGGTAACATTGGTAATATAAAGCTCTCCGTATGTGTTTTCATTGCTCCTGGTAAGCCTTAAGCCATGGCCGACTGCGTCAGCGTCAGTTGAATTTTTTATTTCTATAGCGGCCGATGGAGAGTATGTTCCTATTCCCACCTTATTGCCAGTAACAATGAAGTCCCCACTATTGTATTGACCCATGACAATCGTGCCATCGTCGAAAGCCTCGAATACTGGGAGGCCAGCAATGTCGTTAACGCTCATTAACGAGCCAGTTAGAGAATCTTCCACGCTGAACAGAGAACCTTGAGAGCCTTCAACCAATAACGCGGGGATAGCGTCGCCAGATTGGTAAATGTGTAATTTGCCAGTGGGATAAAACGCGCCAATTCCCACTTCACCAGCATCCGTAATCACAGATCTAGTTGACCCACCAGCGTCAAATTGAAGCCTTGAAGTATAGTAACGAATTCGATTATTGCCGTTCGTCCACCGAATGTCATAACCAGCTTGTAATTCGATATCACCATTATGAACATCAAACTTTGTAGATGGATTCGACGTGCCGATTCCAACATTGCCGTCAGTTTTTATGATCATGTCTCCCTGGCCATCCGACCCTAGAAAAGCCAGCCCAGAAGTACTGGTTTCAATCGCCGAGTGAAGAGCGCCGTTTTTGCCAAATTGAATTTGTCTGGCTACAGCAGTATCGTCGCGGTTGAAATTTACGTACCCAGGCCCAATCTCAAAACTGTTTTCGTCACCTACTGAGCCACCTACCCCAGCGTACGCACCACGGCCGCACATAGCAACGCCTTGTACTCTCAAGTCTCCTGTTACTTGAGTTGCAGTAGAATCAATAGACAGCTTATTAGCCGACCCATCGAGACTAAAGTTCATCCTGCTATAAGGATGCTCGAAGTTTATGTACCCATATCCTCCTGGCGACCTTAGATAAATTATCGAATTGGAACCATTTGCCGCAATAATCTCTACTCCTGCGTGAGCGGAGCTTTCAATCCCTAATTGACTATTTGCCGACAGAGAGGTAGAAGACCCACCTTTAGCGATTCTCAATTCTCCTGTTATACCAACATCACCATTAACTCGAAGCTTGGAACCAGCCGTGGTTGTTGTATTGATACCAACTTCACCAACAGAACTAATAATCATATGCGCTCCCATTAAAGCAAGGCCATGAGTCCTAGTTCTGAAAACCATGCTTCCACCATATTCTGAACTGGTGGAGTTGTCTCTTGAGCCTTCTATGGATGCTAAAAAGGTTCCATTTGTATTGTCTTGTGTGGCTCCAAATGTAATTGCACCACCAATACCAGCGGCCAAAGCCGAATCATCTGCAACGTGAAGTTGGTTTTGCCACAGCCCTTTATATGCAGCATCTGCAAATGCAGTTTTAGTTCCAACAAAATATCCAGCTTGTTGCTGCACCGCTGAACCCGCTTGTCGGAGAGGAATGCCGACCATTAGTTTAGCCCCTGGAACTGCCGTGCCAATTCCAACATTTCCGCCATTTTCCTGTAATAAAAGATGCCCAGTCGCATCGATTTCTAAACTTCCATAATCTCCTGCAGTGGTTATGCCTTTTATAGTTCCAAAAACATTCGACCCCTGTCTAAAGGTTATCATAGAACCCATGTTCGCATCAGTAATCCTACCAAGGGTGAGCGGGCCTTGCGCTGACCCACCAGCGACCTCTAACTCACCTTCTGATACATCGAAACCAAGGCCTTTTTGAGTGGAGTGGGAGGTAGCTGGGGATACCGTTGTATTGCCGACCAGTAAGTCTCCAACGACTGTAGCGTTAGCATTAATGTGCTGTTTGGTCTAAAGAAAAACCTATTGCCCGCTCCATACGTCGTCATGTAGGTATCGTCACCACCGTCTAGCTCGATTCTGAAAGACTTTGTGGCTGCAGCTTGTCCTAAATCGAAAGCTGGATTAGTATAGTGTATTTTTGTATGCCCAGCTATGGCCAATGCTCCTGTTATACTGGCATCGCCACTAACTGTAAGCTTGGCCTGTGGCGTGCCAGCCCTGAAATCGCCTATTCCGAGATTAGGAAAATCAGAATTATCAATATAAACCACATTAGGGCCACTTATTGAGCTGCGGCTAATCTTAAACGCGTCATCATCGCCGTCATCTTGACCTAAAAACCATTCAGCCGCTGTGCCATTGCCGCGTATTCCAAATGCTATTGTTGGACTAGTTTGAGAATTTATAAACAATTGAGCTCCATCGGGGATATTGCCATTTGTAGCCCCATCAGTTGAATCTCCAACAGACATCCTGCCAAAAACCTTGAGCTTTTCGCCGTTTGCCATTTTACTAGTGCCAATCCCAACTTTCCCGAAGTACCCACTCAAGCCAGAAACATAATCATTCGTGGCATCATCA